CAGCTTACCAGTATTACAGCTCAACCCAAGAGCCACTACGTAATCGTCTAGCAGCTAACGGTAGTGCTGCGGCAGTACGTCGTGAGTTCTTCTACGGTGGTGTTCAATTCGTGGAATGCCGCGATAAGCACGCGGGTACACAGATGATTCCTGCTGGCAAAGCTTATTTCGTTGGTCAAGGTACTGACGCATTTAAGACTTACTTCGCTCCGCCAGAGCGTTTCAATATGATTAATACTCTAGGCGAGCGCATCTACTATTTTGAAAAACAAGTAGATGACACTAAGTATGAAATTGACACTGAGTCGAACTTCGCTTGTGCTCTAATGAGACCGGGATTAGTGGCCGAAGCTACGTCCAGTAACTAGGTCTAGGCAACAAAGACTAATTAAGCAACAAAATGCCCTCTAGCATACTTAGGCAATTAGAGCCTTAGCCTGTTCTAGAGGGCTTATTCACGTTCTCTTTCAATTATGAGAGACAACACGAATAAGGAAAATAATAATGCCAGCAATTGATCCATCAACGCCAATAGGAAAGCTTAGACTTAGATTAGCCGATTGGCGGGATATCCAAATACTCCCCGACAGCGTATATCAGCAGACTTTGACTGATTGCAACAACAACATGGCTAAAGCAACAGCCACTCTAGCTCAATATATCTTAGCTATTCTAGCCCAAGCAACTAGAAGTAAAATGGGTATTATTGAATCATACGATGGAGATGCTTTCACGCAATATCGTCAATTTATTATTGACACAATCAGTAACCCAGCAATTATGACTCTATCACCTATTGCTTTCGTTACTGGTGCAGAAGAAGAAAATCCATTAACTCAATTCAGAGATTTGTGGAATGCTGGATACATCCAAACTACGAACACACAGGATATGCAAATGTATGCTGGCAAGCCTGTAGAAAGCTACGTGGACTAATATGAATCCTTACATGGATAAATATATGCGCGTAGTACGTAAGGAAATGGACAGATATGGCTTTGACCTAACTATTGTCAGAAATGAAGGTACTACATACGATGCAACTACAGGAGCCTCTGTAGAGACAATAGTAGAATATCCTTGCCGTGGCATCATCTTTGATCTTACATTGCAAAGCAATGGCTCTGGAACGTCAAGAAACAGCCTTATCACTAATGGGGATAAACAACTATTTATCCAGCCACCAGATGATGATGGTTTCTACTATGAGAATGAGCTAGAGCTTATCAAGCCAGAGCGTGACCACGTTGTAATTGGCGAGTCTATCTACAAAGTAATTACATTTAAACAAATCAATCCTAGCACGTCAGATAGTGTTCTATTTGATTGCTACATTAGGGCTTAATATGGCACAAATTAAAATTAGATCAGACGGATTGTTTGAAATTGTCCATGCCCCAAATGCTGTATTGGATTATGGCTTTAATTGGGTATCTTGGCTACAGCTATCAGAAACCGTTGTAAGTAGTGCTTGGGCTATTGATCCAGTATTAACACTCTCTGGCTCACAGAATGTAGCTAACGTAACTAGCACATTTGTTAATGGCGGAGATGTTGGTAAAGTATATACGCTTACAAACACTATTACTACAAATCAGGGCAGAACAGATAGCCGAACTATGGTTCTGAATTGCCAGCCTAGAGGCAACAACTGAGCTATTGACAAACGTTGTTACTAATGTATAATTTCTAAATAGAAAGAGCAGGTATGGCTAAAGCTTCATCATTCTCTGAAAGTATTAGTAAGACAATACAAAAACAGAAGAAACAGATTGATGCCAATCTGTGTAATTTAGTCAGAGAACTAATGCACTCTATTATTGATTATACTCCAGTAGGTAAACAATGGTATGGCAATAGGTATAATGCGACACCCGGAGAGTTAGTCAATAATTGGCAGCCGGCAATCAATTCTGTCAACTCTAATTTACAGCAGAGAGCTGGCCCCAATAAGACAGGTGCTCATAGGCGTGTAGATGGTGTTGTGAAGAATGGCACATTTACAAAAGATGCCTTTGTAACGTTCACTAATGCCACGCCATACGCTTTCAGAGCAGAGTATGCAGGTTGGCCTGCCCCAGAGTGGTCAGGAGCTACAGGCCCGTACAGAATGGTAGGAAAAGGCATTGCAGACATACTATCTAAATATGGAAAGTAGAGGGTAAAATGTCTGTGCGTACAGACTTAGAAACCAGATTGAAAACATGGGCTGATAATCACAACCCTGTAATCAAAGTAGCATGGGAAGGTATCCCTTTCACAAAGCCTACGAGTGGCATGTTTATTCAGCCATTTATCATCAGAGCTAAAAGTAGAAATTCAAACTTGTCTGGAACAGACTACCGTGAACACGGCCTATGGCAAATCAGTGTTTGGGGTTTGGATGGAAAAGGCTCTGCCGAAACTGAAGCTCTTTCGCAAGAACTTATTAATCTGTTTCCTGTAATTCCTAAGTTTGCCACTACAAGTATAGAGCAAACAGGTACTATGAGTCAAGCAGACATTATTGATGGGTGGAGAGTGGTACATCTCACATTTCCATACCGTAAAGAATCAAAAACAATTTAAGGAATATAAATGGCAACTATTGCTCAAAATAGTGTACGTACACAAAGTGGTGCGTTCCTAGTTACACAAACAACTCTTGGTGCATCTGACACACTGTCTTTCGATGCAGGCAAAGGTCAGCTCCTAGTTCTTAACAATCCCACTGCTGGCTCACTTACTGTAAATATTGACGGCGCTAGTGCCACCACTATTCTACCAGAAGGTTATGGTGCTACGCTAGATGTTTCAACTGGTTACAATATTACCATTGCAGCAGGTGCTACTAAAGCTGTTGTACTAGACAAGATCAGTGCATACCTAAACGGTACTATCGCTATCACTGGTGCTGCTGGTGTTGTAGCAAGCTTGTATGGTTTTGCTTCCTAAGCATACTCCATCTAAATAATTATTACAAAGGATTTATCAAATGGCAGTTATTACCTCTGCTGGTACTACGCTATCTATTGGCGCAGCCCCAGCAACATACAACCTTGCAGGTTTCCAAGCAGTATCATTTACCCCTATCGCTGAAATCGTAGACCTTGGTTCAGTAGGCCGTGTTTATAACATGGTGACACACAATTCCCTATCCTCACGTCGTACTGTGAAGCGTAAGGGCAGCTTCGATGACGGCTCAGTTTCAGTTCAACTAGCTCGTGAAACTGCTGATGCTGGTCAGATTGCACTACGTGCAGCAGCCACTTCTGACTTGAGCTACAGCTTCAAGATTGTACTACAAGACGGCAGCATTCTGTACTTTACTGCACAGATTGGCTCCTTCACTACTGACATTGGCTCAGTTGATAGCATCACTGGTGCTACCGTTGAAATGGCAATTGATAACGATATTATCTACGCCTAAGCAATACAAGAGGGCTTCGGCCCTCTCATTATAACACTACCGACAAAACTATAAGGAAACAAATATCATGGCTTTTAACCTAAACAAACTATCCACTAAAGACCTATTCACTCTACAACTAGAAGACCCAGAAACTGAGGTTAAGCTAGTAGATGATGAAGGTAATGCTGTCACTGTTGATATCTATGGCCCCGGTTCCCAAGTCGTTCGTGGGGCAACGCTGGCGTTGCAAAATCGACAACTAAAACGTGGCAAGAAACAAATGTCTGCTGAGCTTCTACGTGAAGAAAGCATTGAACTACTAGCTTCTGCCATTGCAGGTTCAGCAAACCTAGAATACAACGACAAAGCTCCGAAGTCAAAAGCAGATTGGATTGAGCTACTAAGTGACCCTAACCTAGAGTGGATTAAAGATCAGATTGCAGCAGCACAGAATGATGTATCTAATTTTTTACCGAAATAAAACCAAGGTTAATGTTGCATGTAAGACACTTGGCATGGCTGGCGTCATGCCCTGTTGATACAACAAAAAGTAAAGATAAGCGTAATAGATATCAACGATTCGAGTCCATAGACCCGGAAGCTCCAGAGCTAACACCTCCTGAACTAGATGGTGAAGAATATCTGGTCAATCTACTACACGAAGCTGGCCCTGTTGGTAGCAACGGCTATGGCGTTGAAGGTCTTAAATGGTCTGAGATACATAGTTGGATAGCTACTACAGGGCTTTTTCTTTGTCCTTGGGAATGTGTATTAATTAAAGAAATGTCAGAAGTGTATGCTTCTGAGTTTAACAAGTCAAACGGAAAAGAAACGCCTCCACCGTACAAAGTGATAACACTAAGCAGGGAGGAAGTAAGTAGCAAAGTAATGGATGTATTTAAATCATTGCAGATAAATAAAGGAATCAAGTAATGGCAATGGATGTCTCAACATTAACGGTGAAGGTGGAATCTAAAGGTATTGATTCTACCACTACATCACTAGGTAAACTAGAAGAAAGAGCAGGCACGACAGAGAGAGCTGTCACATCGTTAATGGAGAAGATGCAGAAGTCTTCAGCGTATGTCCTAGCTGTTGTTGAATCAATGAATCAGCTACGTGCTGCAATGAATGGAGCCATTCAAGTCAATGCTATTTCTGGTGCTTCAGCAGAACTAAAGAAGATGCACGAAGAACTTGCTAAGATTCAGTCTTCATTAGGTAAGGGTGTTGGCAAAGGTATTACTATTAATATCAAAGAGATTGGTGATAATAGTAAGGAAGCTGTAAAAGGTGTAGAGAGCCTTAATCAATCTTTATCAAAAGGCCAAAATATTTTTCAAGCTACAGGTAAAGAACTATACCACATCCGTAACTTGCTTGGTGGCACTATGCTTGCTGGAGCATTAGCTGGAGCAGCTAAGGCTACACTTGAGTTCACAGACGCTTGGACACTAATGAATGCCAAGCTAAAGATGGCGTTAGGTACTACTGAGAAAGCTAACAGCATACAGCAACAACTGTTTGAATCAGCTCAAGAATTACGTGTACCACTTGAGGATATGGCTAAGCTATACACTCGTCTTGTTCCAGCCATGACTGAATATGGGTACTCTGCACAAGATGCCTTATCCGTAACTAGAGCTATGTCAGCAGCCCTAGCCATTAGTGGCGCGACAGCAGCAGAAACTTCTAGCGTATTACTACAGTTCTCCCAAGCAATGCAATCTGGCAGATTGAATGGTGCCGAATTTAATGCAATGGCAGAAGGCGCTCCAGTTGTATTGAGAGCTATCCAGAAAGAGTTGCTAGTTAGTCGCAAAGAACTAAAGGATATGGGAGCAGATGGTGAAATCTCTGTTACTATCCTGACAGATGTAATGAAGAAGATGGAAGCACAATGGGTAGAGCAGAATAAAAACATGCCCATCACGTTTGACAAAGCTATGACCCAGCTAGAGAACTCAATGAAGCGATTCTTGGGTGTATCCACTGGAGCTAAAGACGGTGTAAGTGCCATTGCAAATGCTGTTAGCTTCTTAGCCAAAAATCTTGATACAATTGGCAACACTCTTATTGCTGTCACTGCTGCCGTAGCTACATTCTATGCAGCTCTAGCTATTTACAACACAATTGCTGCTGTAGCAATTGCTCGTAGTACTGTGTTGGCAGCAGAGGTTGGTCTAGTAGGCGTAGCAGCAGAAGGTAGTGCATTAGGTATTGGCATACTTAAAACAGCGATGGACTTGCTGGCTAAGCATCCAGTGATTATTGCCTTGTCTGTATTAGTAGGGTTATACACCTTAGTTGCGTCCTCTGCTGAAAAAGCAAAAGACCCTATTGTTGAAGCTAATGACGCTATCAATGATACATTGAAATTAGGTAGTGCTGCCCCGGCAGCCTTAACTAAGTTAATCAATGAGCAGCAATCAGCTATTGACAAAGCTAATAAATCTATTGATGAGTGGAAAGCTAAGAAGAAAGATTCCAGCAACTATCAAGACATTATTCTTTACAATGAGCGTATCAAAGAGCAACAAGCTGTTGTTACAGTAGCTACAGCCAAGCAGAAAGAATTTGCTAAAGCTCTAGAAGAAACTAACAACAGACTTACTACTAAGTTTATTGATGAGAACATTCAAAACCTACGCGATGAAATTGCACTGAAACAGCTTCAAATCAATCAGAATGAAAAATTCTCATCTTCCAGAGTTAAGCAATATGAAGCAGAAAAGCAATTAGCTAAATTAGAGAATGGCATTGTAGAAGCTAAAAAGAAGAATGCTAATGCAGATGTTTCAATAATGCAAGCTAATGTAGATAAGCAAAAGGGTATGGTTGAAGAGCTAAAAACCCTTGTTAAAGTAGATGAAGCTTACGATAAGATTGGTAAGAAAGAGAAGAAACTAGCATCTGCTGGGGAATCTTTTGCAAAGAAATACGACAAAGAAATTGAAAAGATTAATTTGTTTATTGCTAAGCAAGATGAAGAGCTAAATGCACGTACTAAGCTAACTGAAGCTCAATCTATGGCAGTTAAGATTAGTGAGTTTATTGAGAATAACAACAAGAAGTTAGCTGCAAGTGAAAAGACTAGGCTTGGTTTAGCTCAAGATGCCATTCTTACCAAGGGTGTTGAGATTGAACTTAGAAAAGCTGAAGTTAAGACACTAGAACTATTGCAAGATAGGTACTACAAAGAGCAAGATACTCTACTAGCATCAAAAGAAGCAATGCGTCTTACAAACCAAGAAATGCAACGTAAGATGGAATTGTTGGAGATGACTAAAGCTGGTGTACAAGAGTCTGCCGTAGGTGAACAATTGTATGCTATTAGGCTCAATGAGTCAGCCCTAGCAGCTATTAACGCAACAAAAGGTATTCGTGAGTACTCTCTGGAGCTAGCTAAATTAAGAGCTGAGACAGCCGAAACACCAGAAGAGCAAGCTCTAGCACAGAAAGAAATTTCTATGCTGAAAGAAAAGATTGATGCGCTAAATGCTCAAGCAGCAGCTCTAGCAAATCTAATTCCTCAGCAAAAGAAACAACTAGAGGTGCTAACAGACTTAGCTAAAATTACTATGCTGGATATTGGTCGCTCTCCGGGACAAATCCTAGCAGATGGCTTTGGTGAAGCTGGTAAAGCTATTAGTGAGATGACTACAGCTTACACTAAGTTTGGTGATGAAGCTACTAAGATTAATAAGTATGTAGCTGATAAGCAAGCAGCTTTAATGGCTAAAGGTATGGGTAAGGAAGATGCGCGTATTGAAGCTGAGAAAGATGTTGCTGACAAACGTGTACAAATTGCTGTAAGTACTTATGCTGATATGGCTGGAGCAGCTAAGGGGTTCTTCTCAGAGAATTCCAAAGGCTATCAAACTATGGCTAAAGCAGAGAAAGCTTTCCGTACAATTGAGCTTGCACTAGCAATTAAATCCGCTGCTACCAAAATGGCTTTAATGGGCGAAGAGTTAGCTGCATTCTTGTTTGGTGAAACATCTAAGCAGGCAGCAGAAGAGGCTACAACAGGTACAAGTATTGCAATGAGCTTCGCCAGAGGCGCAGCAAAGGCTGCTGAAGCTGTTGCTAGTGCATTCGCTGCACCTTTCCCTGTAAACTTTGCAGCAGGGGCAGCAATGATAGCTATTATGGCTGGATTAGGGTACGCCGTAAGTGGTGGGAGTGGTGGCAGTAATGCAAACCTATCTGCAGACAGACAATCCTCTCAAGGGGCTGGTTCAGTATTTGGAGACTCTAGTGCTAAGTCAGAGTCAGTAACTAAGGCACTAGACATCGTAGCAGATAACTCTGAAATATCTCTGTCATATAATGCAGGAATGCTTGCATCACTAAAGAACATTGAATCAGCTTTAGTAGGTGTAGCCAAATTAGTAGTAAGAGGTGGCGTACAAGGTCAGGTAGGCTTCGCTGGTGGCATGGGTAGCAGTAAGGCCAGCTTGGGTGCTGCCGGAGCGAATGTAGGTAGTGTTCTGGTCAATCTAATGCCCGGTTTGAATGCTATTGTTGGGGCTTTATTCTCAGTTAAGAAGTCAGTGGTAGATAGTGGTCTAGTACAGAGTGCGCAATCTCTGACTGAAATTATGTCATCTGGCCTAGCTGTAAAGGGCTACACAGATATTGAAACAAAGAAGAAAAAGTTTGGTAAAACTAAGACATCAACTGAAACTAATCTAAGTGACCTATCCACTGAGTTAGAAGATCAACTAACTAAAGTTGTCTTAGGACTTGGCGACAGTATGTCTCAAGCAGCTAAAGCATTAAAACTTGACGGTGATAATTTCACTTCTACACTAGACAACTTTGTTGTAGATATTGGTCGTATCAGTATTCAAGGTATGAATGCAGAGCAAATCCAAGAAACATTAACCAATGTATTCTCTAAGCTTGGTGATGAAATGGCTACAGCAGTAATGCCGGGGTTCATTCAATTCCAAGGTATTGGCGAAGGCTACATGGAAACATTAATCCGTGTTGCTTCTACAGTGGCTACAGTGGACGGTATCTTTGCTGAAGTTGGTACTACTTTTGGTACAACTGGCATGGAAGCTATTAAAGCTAAGATGGACTTGGTTGAGTTAGCTGGTGGTATCCAAGAACTAAGCAGTATGGTTGGTAATTTCTTTGATAAATTCTACACTGAAGCAGAAAAGAAAGCTGTAGCTGTAACTAACATTACAACTAAAATGGCTGACTTAGGTGTACAAGGATTTGACCCACTAGCTGAAAATGCCAGAGTTGTATTCCGCTCAATGGTAGAGAATGCAAAAGAAACTAATCCTAAGTTAATGGTTGAATTGCTTAAGCTATCTGATGCTGTAGATAAAGTAGCTCCTGCGTTTAAAGAGGCTACGGAAAGTGTTGACAATACTGAGAAAGCATTGACAATGGAGAATAGAATTCTCGAATTAACATTGTCAAAAACTGAGTATGTAAAGCAGGCAAGAGAGAAAGAGATTGCAACAATGGATAAATCTCTTATTGATTTGCAACGTCGCATCTGGGCATTGGAAGACGAGAAAGCAGCTCTAGAAGGTTTGAAGACTGCTGCATCAACAGCACTATCTGTACTAGATAAGTCTGTATCTAAGCAGAAAACTAACTTGAAGAAAGAGTTGGATATCAAAGCAGGTCATATCAATGACTTAAAAGCTGCCGAGAACGATAGGTATGATGCTGAACGTAAAATACTTGAGAATGCTGCATCAGCATCTTCAACTTATTACTCTAGATTACAAGAGGATTTATCAACCCAAGTAGGCAGTGTTAAAGAATATAGAGACAACATCAAATCTTTATTCGATGACATTTCTGCAGCTATTGACAAGCTAACTCAAAGTGGTGTTGGCCTACAAAGTCAAACCTACGCGACAGCTAAATCTCAACTAGACAGTGCTGTTGCATTAGCAAGTGCAAGTGGTAGTCTGCCAGATGGTGAAAAGTTCAAAGGTGTTCTAGAAGCTCTAACTAGTCTTGATGAAAGCAGTTTTAGTAGCTTGTTCGATTTCCAGCGTGAACAGCTAGTAACAGCAGGTAAGCTATCTACATTGAAGGGAGTGACAGGCGGTAAGTTGTCTGCAGCAGACGCTGCTGTATTAGCTGCCGAGAATCACCTAGCAGTGGCTAAGGCTTCCGCTGAAAGTGCTTCAGCTTACTACGCTCGTGAGCTTGGTATGTTAGAAGAAAATCATACTGACACTATTGGTAAACTTGATAAAGAAATCAAACTTCTCAATAAGCAATATGAGGAAGATGTGTTCTATCTTGACGGAATTCTACAGAACGCAAGAGATCAACTAGACATAGCTAATGGCACTTACATTGCAACAATGGATGTAGCCACAGCAGTAGCTGGGTTTGGTACTGCGCTAGGAGCTTACGTAGCAGCTAAAGATGCCGAGCAAGCCAGACTTGTAGAGCAAGTTAATTCAATGAGCAAGAAAACCACTGGTCTAGATACTACCACTACTAAGCAAGCAGCCGATATGGCAATGCTTACTACTGAAGTGGCTGGACTAAGAGAAGACTTAGCAGCTCAGAATAAAGCTATTGCTAGTAACACCCTTACCACTGCTAAAGTGCTAAGTCAGTGGGACGGTGACGGTCAACCAGAAGTTAGAAACGTAGCATAAGGAGAAATAAGTGGCAGCATTAAAAGTGATTCCGCCACTCTCCATTACTGATAGTAACCTGACTTCAAGCACTGTGCCGGAAACGGATTACTCTGCTTGGAGTTCAGGCACTACTTACACTATTGGACAGAGAGTAATATTAACGAGTACGCATAAGATTTATGAATCTTTGCAAAATGGTAATTTAAATAAAGACCCTGCAACTGACACTTCTGATCCGCCGTTCTGGATCGAAGTTAGTGCTACTAATAGATGGAAGATGTTTGACACTATAAATAGCACACAAACAACTAATACGAATAGTATTGTTGTAGTAATTACTCCGGGCAAAGTAATTAATTCAGTTTCATTGCTTAATATCGAAGGAACAAGTGTACGAATTAAAATGACAGACCCAACAGAGGGTGTTGTCTACGATGTTACAACAAGCCTAAATAATAATGGCAACATTAATAATTGGTATAATTATTTCTTCAACCCTATTCAGAGAAGAACTTCTCACGTTGCTACAGACTTACCAGCATATGGCACAGCAGCAATTGAAATAACAATTACTAATACAGGACTTACTGCTAAGTGTGGCGTTTGTATTATCGGTGCAGTACAGTACATCGGTGAAGGTATTAATCTGGGGGCTTCTGTAGGAATTACAGATTACTCACGTAAAGAAAAAGACTCGTTTGGTAATTATGTCTTGATTCAGCGCAGCTATAGCAAGAGAGCTAAGTTTAGTATGGCAGTGTTGAATGAGCAAATAGATGCCCTACAGGACTTACTAGTTTCCCTACGTACAACGCCTTGTGTGTGGGTTGGGGACGATAATTATACATGTACCTACATATATGGGTACTACAAAGATTTTGACATAGTAATTGCTTACCACTTAGTCAGTGACTGCAATATTGAAATAGAAGGATTAACATAATGCCAGCACCAGTAATTCCAACATTACCAACGGCACCTAGTAGAAATGATGCCCCAGATACATTCGTAGCTAATGCAGACGCACACGTAGCGGCCCTCACTCCTTGGACTACAGCAGCAAACTCTCTTGGCACCTACCTAGATGCGCTAGGTACTGCTGCTGACACTGATGCTACCACAGCCACAACACAAGCGGGTATTGCTACAACACAAGCCACACTAGCTGCTGATTGGGCAACTAAAACTTCAGGTACAGTTGATGGCTCAGAGTATTCTGCGAAGAAATATGCAAATGACTCAGCTACTAGTGCAGCATTAGCAGTAAATAGCCCCGGCACACAAGCTACAAGTGCATCCGGTATTACTTTAGGTACAGGAAGTAAAAACTTCACATTAGATCAGACAGGGAAGAACTTTGTTATTGGCCAATGGGTAGCTGTAACAAAAACTTCTTCTCCAAGTGTATATAGATTTACAGGCCCAATTACGGCATTTAATAGTGGTGCTGGGACAATTACGGTAGATGTTCAGAGCTATGTAGGCTCAGGCAGTCAATCTGGCTGGACTGTAGTTCCTACAAACCCACTTAATTCCTCATTTGTCGAACTTGGCGGGATTAAGTTAGCATTAGACTCTGGCACTGTTTTAAATTCACTTCCGGGAGATTCTTCTACATATTTACGCAGTGGTACAATTGCCGCATCAAGCTCTTACCCTGTTATAGCTACCTTACCAGATTTAAAAGTCTATGGCACTTCATCTGGCACAGCACCTAGCACAATTATTGATGTAGCTACAGATGGCGCAAACCTAATTGTTGCTACATACGGCCATGCCACTAATGTGCTGTATTCGACTAACGCAGGCGCAAGTTGGAGTACCGTAAGCGCAGCATTAGCCGGAGGTTCTGGTCCACAAGCAGTTATCTGGAACGGAAGTAGATTTATTGTTGCAGGCGCTACAAACAATACAATATATTTCTCATACTCTACGAACGCATCTTCTTGGACTACCGGAGTTACACAAGCATGTTCTGGCATCAGCCCGGGCGGCCTCTTGCAAATGCGCTGGGACGGCACTAGGGCAATGGTGCTTGGGGCTTCAGCAGGCACTTACAACGGTTGTACCACAACCGACGGTACAAGTGCAACTAATTTCTCTGTTGGTGGAAGTCTTACTCAAGCGAGACTAGCCGTAATGCCTGCAAATGGTGCCAATAGGTGGCTAATTGTCAATGCTTCCTCTGCTTGGAGATCAACTGCTGCGGACGGATCAACATGGGCGACGGTGACCCCACCAATTAATAATACAGCATCTTTGACCGCGACAGCAGATAAATTTGTTTGCGCCGGTGGAGCACTCGGTACTGGTACAGTGTATTACTCATCTACAGGCGCAACAGGCTCTTGGACACAGCTTACATTGCCAGACAATAAATTTGCGGGAGCAATGCTAAATAGTAATCAAAATTGCCTACGTTGGGATGGAACTAGACTTTGGTTTGGTACAGTGATGGCTGTGGGCACGAATTATTGTGCTAACTCTGTAATGTATACAACAGATTTAGTAAATTTTTCTCAGTTGCAGACACAAACATTTACTGGTCAAATTAACTACGAGTCAGGTATTTTAGCAGTACCTTGTGGCACAAGTCTAGTAATATTTAGATCAGATGGTAGATTTAATGCAGTAAGTTCAACGGCTACGCATCCAATCTACACTCAAACAAATTGGACAACTACTTCTGATTGGGTTGGGTTCTCATACCCAATAACTAGCAATTTAGATGGAACAAAATGGACAACTCGGTTTGTAGCATATGTAAGGGTAGCATAAAATGAGTGAATATATAACTTTTCAACCAGTGTTAAATCCTGTGCCACAAGAAGTAACAATGCGGCAAGCCCGCTTGGCTCTACTTGATGCTGGACTTCTAAGCAGTGTCCAACCAGCAATCAACTCTCTCCCTGAGCCAGACAAAACTAAAGCTCAAATTGAGTGGGATTACTCTAATGCACTACAACGTGGCAACCCATTCGTTGCAACGCTAGGAACAGCCCTTGGACTTAATGAGGAAGATTTAGATAACCTATTTATCACGGCAGCTAAATTATGAGCGTAGCCCTAGCATTATACAAGGGAAAGGGGAATTGGGTAAATTCCCTTATTCGATGGCAAAACCAATCCCCATATTCTCATTGTGAGCTTATTGTAGATGGTTGGATGTACAGTTCAACAGTACATGATGGTGGAGTTAGATGTAAGCTACAAACATACCTTAGAGAAGAAGATTGGGAGATTATCCCTATTAAATTCAATAATGGCGAGAGTATTCTAAAGCATTATGTAGATACTAAAGATCATCCTTATGGCTGGCGTGACCTATTCCAGACGCAAGTGTTTGGTAGACGTACAGCAGATGATAAGGGAGACTTCTGTTCTGAAT